TTGAAGTTAATAACCCTAATGCACAATCAGCATGCGGTTGCGGAGTTAGTGTAAACTTTGATGTAGACAAACTATCAATGCCATCAATTTAAAGTTTACTTATAGGTATATTACTACTAGCAGGCAAGTCCCACATTTGTTTCTTTTCTACACCCTTTTTTTGAGCAAAAACCTTACTATCGCAATTCTTGCATACGTGAAAGTAATTATTACTTAGACGTTTAGGATCCATACTCCCTCTAAGCCGATTAAACTCCGCATCACAGCTATCACACTTAAATACAGCAACAGTTTGACTTCGTTTATATGTATGTTCTGCGCCTAGTTTGCTCTTGCGTACATGTGTAGTCTTTTTTGTGTATTCTTTTATGAACATACTGTATTTACATTAAGATTATAAAAGTAAACGATAAATATGTTATAGCAATGGTAATTTACCAACTTTGGAGCAATTAAATGGCAAAACAAGATGTAAACATTGGTGTTGAAGGTAATGACGGCACCGGCGATAGTATTAGAGAATCCTTTCGTAAAGTAAACGAAAACTTCCAGGAACTTTATGCAGTATTTGGGCAAGGTGGACAGATTGGATTTACAACCCTAGGAGATACTCCAAATACATTAGAGGGTAGTAAAATAATTACTACAAACTCTACAGGTACAGCAGTTATTTACAGTACTATTGGAAGTGATACAGACCTAGGATCTGCAACCGATAGTGTTACTGTTGACACAACAAGTGTACCGGGTAAGATTATATTATCAACTGCATTCAGTGCGATAGTTGATGATAAAGTTAAACCAACCTTTGGCGCACACGTTGACGCAGCTGGAAATGCACTAGCAGGTGTTGCTGTAACTGAAAGTGCAGCAACCAGTTTAAATAACCAACCAGGCAGAACAACTACTTATACTATTGATGATCTTGTTATTACAAGAGGCTATGCTGATAGAAGATATATTACCAGTGGGCTACCAATAAGAATTGCGGCAGAGCCAGCTGCAAGAACACAATATGTTAAAACAATTAGTTCATATGTAACCGGAAACCTGTTTATTACCGGTCATGGGTATGACAGTGGGGCAAACGGAACAGGATTTATATTCCAAGCAGAAGACACTGATCCAACAGGCTTAGTAAGTGGTACAACATATTATATTAGATATGCAACTGATGACCAATTAAGTGTGTTTGCAAATAAAGAAGAGGCTGTAACCGAAGATGCAGATGCAGCAGCAGCAAACAAAATTTCAGTGTCAGGCACAATTGCCGTATCAGATACACACACTATTACTGATGCAGGTTTTGACAGCACACTTGAAGGTAATTTCCTTAAAGACGTAGGTATGCCACGCGAAAGTATTGTTAGACGACAGGGCGATACAATGGCCGGTGATCTTTTTCTAAATGATCATCCTGGAGACTTAAAAGGTCAAGGCGCTCCTAATGGACCAGAAGATTTACAGGCAGCAACAAAATTTTATGTTGATAATACAGCATACAGTTCACCAGAAGTTTTAAGTGTTAGTACAATCGGTGATGACACAATGCAGGGAGTTCCGTCCGGTAAAGAAGGAACTTCAGACATCTACGCATTTAGAACAATTAATGCAGCCGCACGTAGAGCAGAAGAATTAATTAAAACAGCACCAGAAGAGCCAGGGCCGTATTTTCAAACACTAGCACATACAACAGGTGGTGCTACTACTGATTGTGTTGTTAATACACAAGGCGTAGAAAACGGTGTTGCACCAATTACAAATGCAACTTTAAAATTAAACAAAGATTTTTTAATAGCAGAAACATCAGCATACTTAAAATTTACATATCCTAATTTTGTATATAATGTAGATACATGTAAAAGAGATTTAGGATTAATAATTGACAGTTTAAGAATTGATGCTAATAGAGGTAATAACGCAAACAGTTTAACAAGAACAGCAGCTGAAAGATATTACTCAAGCGTAAGTGGTAGGATTGCAATTACAACTCAATTAAAGCAAACCAAAGACGGTTTTAGATTTTTAGGCGAAATTATAAATGATGCTGTATTACAAAATGTGAAATTAAATACAAAGCCGTTGTTGTCAACTAATGCTGGCCTAACAGCATACGATGGAACAAACCCAGCACAAGCACAAACTCAAAGTGATCACGGATTAAAAGACGGAAACATAATTGAATTCTTTGACGTTAGTGGTGGACAGGCAACTATTAACGGACAGTTTATATACGTTAAAGTTATTAATACATCTACCATAGAACTATTTACAGACGTTGCATTAACTATACCTTTCGATAACCAAGCATATGGTAGCTACGGCGGCGTTGGTAGTTTTGGATTAAGATATCAAACTAAGTTCCGACAAGACGCAACCGGTACACAAGTTAGTGATGGTAGTGGCGGCGGTGCAGAACCAAACACAGCTGCAGGTATTGCAAACAATGTTGTATTATTAAACAACATTATTGAAAACGGAATTGACGTAGGTGCAGATATTGTTTTTGGTAGTAGATATTTCTTAACTGTTGATAATAACACAAGCGGATTTATAGATCAAACTAACCCTGATAACGTTGATGCACTACCAGGTAAAGTTATTAAAGGTAAGCGTTCAGGTGCTGTTGGTAGAATTATTCAGTTTGCACAAACTACAAATGAAACTACCTTCTTCATGCAGCTGTTAGAGCCAAAGGAATTTGATGCAACACAAGATAACGCAACACAGGCTCCGGGCGAAGAACTTGAAATGGGTAACTTTGTAAAAGCTAAACAAGTTACAATTAGAATTGAGTCAGGCATCTACGAAGAAGATTATCCAATTAGACTTCCTAACAACGTATCACTTAAAGGTGATGAATTTAGACGAGTAATTATACGTCCTAAGAAACGTGTATCACAAAGTAAATGGGCACAGACATACTTTTATAGAGATAAAGAATTTGACGGTAATACTCTACTTACAACAGGTACTCCTTTTACTAACCAGTCTGGAGAAGTAACAGGATTCTTTGGTTTTAACTATCTTACAACTAACACAAGAGCTATTAATGTAGGATCAAATGTAACTAACTTAGGAAAATATAATAAATCCGCAAGTATTGTAAAGTCAAACAAAGAATTTGTTATTGATGAAGTTATTGCATTTATTAATCGTACATACGTTAATTCTAGTGTCCACACATATGTCGGTGGTACTGTATCAAATGCAATTACTATAACAGCAGGAAGTGTTCAAAGAGACGTTACAAATGCAACATATAATCCTGATACAGGTGTTATGGAAATTACAATAGGTTCACATAGCTTTACAGCTAGTGATACTGTTACAATAGCTACAAATTCATTAACATTTACTTGTAGTGCAGATGGAAACGCAACTAATCATACATATCCAAGAGTAGGAGACCCTGCTGATAATACAGCTATAGCAATATCAGCAGTAACTGGTACTACTATTACTGTAAACGTAGGTGTTCAAGGTACTTTCACTTATAACGAAGCAAAATGTCGTAGAGATACAGGTTACGTTATTAATGGATTAATTAAAGATTTACAAAGAGGCGGCAGAGAATTTGCACTAGAAAATCAAGGCGAATATTTTGCAGGATTTGTAGGTGGCGGATTTGCCGGACAAGAAACAGAAACAGCAGCTGCAATAGGATATATTAGTACACTGATTGCACAATTACTTGCAGGGACAGCACCAACAAAAAGTGCAGGTACACAATTTGATCCAGATATTTCGCAAGGTGCGTCAACAACAACTTGGGCATCGGGTGTTAGCTATACACAAGGCGACTTCGTTGTAAGAAGTCCTGGTAGCGGACCAAGATATTACAGAGCAACTACAACACACACTTCTGTAGCAGGCGATGAAGTAATTGAAATAGGAACTGGTAATACTATACTTACTGAGGACAAATGGCTTGAAGTTACTAATGACATATCACTAGTTGGACAGTTAATTGATATTGTACAATATCCGTTAGAAAACCCAAGTTTATTTAATCCACCAAAACGCAACGATGAAATGGATGTGTTCTTAATGGACGATGCGACTATTGTTCGTAACGTAACAGTACAAGGACATGGCGGATTTATGTGTGTGCTTGATCCAGATGGACAGGTATTAACTAAATCACCATATATCCAAACAGCATCAAGTTTCTCTTTAAGTGCAAACAAGAAAGCATTTAGAGGTGGTATGTATGTTGATGCCTACACTGGTAACATACCAATGCGTATTATTGGCAACAGTGGAAACTCAACAGACGTTAGTATTAGTGGCGGTAATGTAACATTAAGTGCATTTGCTATTGGTGTAGAAAGTTTAGATGTTGGCGGCGAACCTCAAGGACTAAAACTAAGAATTCCACAATTACCTGCGCCATTCTACTTTGAAGGAATACGTTATCAGATTAATGCTATTTCAAACTATGATAGCGGAACTGGTAGAGCAATTCTTTATCTAGATCCAAACAGTAATGGTGGAACTGGTTATACTAAATCAGACACAGACTTACCAGGTGCGGCTGGTCACAATGCACAAGACACTGTACAAGACATATTCTTACAAACAGCTGGTAATAGAAGTATACTAGGAAATGACTTTACACAAATTAACGATTTAGGTTACGGACTTGTAACTAACAACGGTGCATTTTCTGAAATGGTTAGTATGTTTACATACTACACACACGTGGCATACTATGCAGCTAACGGTTCTGAAATTAGATCACTAAACGGTTCTAATGGTTATGGTAACTTTGGTTTAGTTGCTGAAGGTGCTGATCCAAACGAAATTCCGGATCAGGTAACAACACTACGCGATACTAACCAATCCATAAAAGCATTTACATATGCAACAGGTGGGTTTACTAATGCAATAACAGATACAAGTTTCACAGCATATGACTTTAGAGAAAGACCATTAAAAAATAGTTTTGTTTTTATTGATCATGCAACAGCAGGACCACTTAACTACAAAATTACAAACGTAGCAAATTTATCTACACCAAATAATGATGGCGATTCAGGAGCAGATGGTTCTCCGGTTGTAACAGGTATTAATGCACTTGATGCAACAATCGGTGGAGGAAATGGCTTCACAGGAACACCTCCAAGTGGAAGCGGAATATTTTCAAATATTGTTCAGAAGTCAGCTTCTGGAACTGGTACAGGTGCAAAGTTTAATGTAACTATGGTATCAGGAACACCTACAATTACACTAGCAAATAGCGGTTCAGCGTTTTCTATAAATGACGATGTTGTAATTGGCGGTGCTAATATAGGCGGAGTCGACGGAACAAACGACCTTACTGTTAAAGTTTCATTAGTATACGAAACAACTACAGGAACATTTAGTAATGACGTTTACCGACTTACTATCCAAGAAGCAGCTAGTAACAATGACTTCTTTGGTTCTTTACAAGAAGCAATTGCACATGATAGTATTATTGAATACAGACACGGTGAAACTTTATTGTTTGACGGTGTTAACAGCCAAAACATTACAGAACGTCCTAGTACAGCAATAAACTTTGACGAAAGTGATTTACAAACTTATCGTAGTACAGGATTCACTACAAAAGACGATCAAAACTTAGATCTAACTGGTACTCAAATTAAAGCTGTTTTTGATACTGACTTTAAGTATGTGCCAATAACATTAGATCCTTTAACAAACGCTACAAACGCTTCGTTAGTAGGTGGTACTGGTACGATGGGTGCAGCAACAACAGATACGTATTTGACTGTTAGTGGACTATCAACTGTTAACGCAGCTAGAATTGTTCAAGATTCTACAGATGCTTCAGGACAAACAATTTTAAATCCAGGTGATGGTGGTTATGGCGGCGGTATGATATTTACATACGGTTCAAGAACACTACAGGTTATTGAATATGGTGCTGTTTATAGCGGATCAGTAACAACATTAACTGTAGACGGCGGCACAAACGAAGTAACTATTAACACTACGGCTGCACACAATCTAGTTAACGGCAACAAAATAATATTTACAGGGTTGCAAGGAACAACACAGTTAAATGGTGTAGAAAAATGGATTGGTGATGTAACTTCAAATGAATTTGTTTTATATGATGATGCAGGACAAACAACAGCAACAAATGGCAGTACGTTTACAGCACATGTTGGTGGCTCAGGCACCTGGACTAAACTCGATAGTCCATACTATATTAAAACACAAGCTATAGGTGCAAGTGATGTTACTGGAGTTACAACTAATAATATTGGAACTATTTCTACAGTAAGAAATGTTTATGCAGGTATACAAGGCGGAACAACAGCTGAAATTACTATTGCTATTTCGTTACTACGTGCAACAGGGCATGACTTTACTGAGATCGGTACAGGCGGATTTAATACAAGTAACTATCCTAACGTTCTACTAGGTGATCCAATTGGTGGCGCAACAGCAAAAGCAGGTTACTATACTGATGCAGATAATGCAACAAGTTCGCAGGTATGGGAAAGAAGAAAAGGTAGAGTATTCTTTATTACATCAGACAACGACGGCTTCTTTAGAGTTGGTAAGTATTTTGTTGTAGACCAATCAACAGGTTCAATTACTTTTGCAGGTGAAGTTGGTATTTCAAGAGCAGCTTCATTAGGATTTAAAGAAGGTGTTACAATTGATGAGTTTTCAAATGATGAATTATTTACAGACTTGTCAGACACAGCAGTACCTACAGAAAAAGCAGTTGCTAACTATGTAAGCAGACGTTTAGGACATAATGGCTCTGCACAACTTACAGGCTCTAATAGAATTGCTCCAGGCTTTATGGCATTAAATGGTTCAACAGCAATGGAATCTAATCTAGATATGGGAAGTAGAAAAATTGCTAACCTATTAGATCCTACAGATGCAAACGATGCTACTACAAAAGACTTTGTAGATCAAGCTGTATCAGCTTATGATGAACTTACTGACTTGCGTAACTTTACTAATCACAGTGTTACAGCTGGTAATACATTTAAACAACTTATAGCACCATCAGGTGTTAGAAAAATTGTTGTAGCACCTGAAAGTAGCACACTATATGATCCAGCTAGTGCAAACAAAGCTATTACAGGCTCAGGGGGTGCAACTGGAACATTAATTGCAAGAGAAGCACGTTTTGACAGAGTAAGAAATGCAAACGTTGTTATACTTACATATACTCCGGGGGCAACAGACTTTACATTGTCAGGATCAGTACAACAAACTAGTCCAAGTGTATCAAGTGCAATACTTGAAGCACCTATTGACGAAGTTGTTAATGCTGTTGAAAGCACAGCAAGTGATATTAACTTAACTGTAACTAGAGGTGTAACAAATACAGAATTTGATCTGCAAATTGAAGCACAAGCAATTATAAATGCAGATGTTAACAATGCGGCGGCAATTGCACAAAGCAAGCTGAACATGAATGCAGCAGGTACTAGAGCAAACGCTACAGGTATTACACAAGCCGACTTAGGACTTGCAAGTTTCGATGATGATGACTTTACTGTAACAAACGGTTGGGTAACTATAAAAGCAAATGAAATTGATTTAGCAGACTTACCAGTCTTAACACAATATCAAATGTTTGGCAGAACTACAAATAGTAGTGGTAGCCCACAAATTGATACATATGCAAATGTCGTTGACAAAGGGTTAGGTCTTGCAGACGGAGACTTTGGTACAGCACTAGCATACGGTAATCCAGTTAACGATCCAGGACAAGCATTAATTAAAACAGGAGCAGGAGCATATAGTGTAAGTGAAATTGCTTACAACAACGAAGCAACATCAATTGCTAAACGCAGGAGTGATGGTAGTTTACAAGCAACATCATTTATTGTAGGTGGCGCAGCAACTAATGTTGTATTATCTGAAAGTGCAAACACACTAACATTTAGCACTCCAGAAGGCGGAACAATACTAACATCAATTGGAGCAACTAAACCTCCAATTAATACAGGCGGCGCTATAAATGTTGGAGACATGCCAAGTATAGTTGAAAGTCAATTCCATAAAGATTCAGCATACGGTACAGTTGGTGGAGCAGGTGGATCAACAACTGAAACATCGAGTATTGCTGCACGTTGGATGTACACATCATTCATTGAAGCACCTAACGAGATAGATAGTACTGGAACAGGTATTGGTTTAGGTACTAACACAGGATTTGCTGCAGGTGGTGCTGATATTGTAACTTTTGTTACAGGTGGTGTTGTACGAGGTAAAATAAGCTCAGTTGGATTTACTGGAGCTGTTGTGGGCAATGTAACTGGCAACGCTACTACTGCAACAAGTGCCGCAAGCATAGACTTGTTTGATAATTTTAACGTAGATAGTACATACTATCTAACAATGGCGGCTTCAGATAATGGACTCGGCCAAGCATTAACAGGCGATGGTGGATTAAAATATAATCCAAGTACAAATTTACTGACTGTCCGTAATATAAGTACAGGTAGTAGTTCAACTACAGGTACAATAGACGGTAGATGGAGTCTAACATCTGGTTCACGCTTTGAAGCAACATACGCTGACTTAGCTGAGTACTACGAAGGTGATATAGAATATGCTGTTGGAACAGTTCTTGTATTTGGTGGTGACAAAGAAGTTACACAAAGTACAGAACATCGTTCAACAAGAGTAGCAGGTGTAGTAAGTGATCAAAGTGCTTACACAATGAATGACGGATGTCTAGGTATTAAAACGCTTACGGCATTGCAAGGTAAAGTTCCTGTAAATGTAATCGGAACAGTAGGAAAAGGCGACATGCTAGTTGCTAGTTCAATACCAGGTTATGCTGTTGTTGATAACGATCCTAAGGTAGGAAGTGTTATTGGTAAGGCAATTGGTACTAAGGATGATACAGAAAGAGGAACAGTTTATGCTGTTGTAGGTAGAGTATAATGAAAGAAATAAATACACATAGCGAGGAACAAAATGGCCAATAGATATCCTTTAGTAGTTGATACAACTAATAATAATAAAATTAAAGAAATACCCAATGGTGATAATTTATTACTAACGGGTAATAGTATTACAGGTGTAATAGATATTACAGCTAGTGGAAATATAAGTGTTGCAGGTATTAATATGACAGGCACACTTACATACCAAGGTAACCCTTTAGTAAGTGTAGCTACATCAGGTGCATACAGTGATTTAACTGGTGTTCCGACAAACGTAAGCCAATTTGCAAACGATGCAAATTATAGATCTACCGGTGATAACGTAAGTGTATTTGCAAACGATGCAGGATACTTGAGTACAGTAGCATTTAATATAATAACAAATAAACCAACAACATTAGGTGGTTACGGTATTACTGATGCTGCTTCGTTAGCTCAAGGCGCATTGGCACA